GGTGTCGGGCATCGGGGTCTCCTAAGCGTCCTGCCAGGTGAGCGTAGCGTCCACGCCTGCCCAGGTCAGGGTGGCGGGCACGTCAGCCCAGCGGGTTTCGTAGATCGAGTAGACGGCATCCGAAGCGTAGAGTTCGACGTTCGCTGCGAAGTGGGTCAACTCGTAGTTCACGCCTTCGACGAAGCCGTAGAACGTGCCTGCTGGGTACAACGATGTTGGGATGCTGGTCACGGCCAGGTAGTCGTTGACCTCGAGCTGGAGAAGGTTGTCGGACAGGCTGTCGGTGACGTTGTTCAGCCTGACGAGCAGGGGCCCCTCGAGCTGCGCGGCTGGGAACGCCTGCAACTGCGCGAGCCGTTCGGCCAGGTCGGCAGCGTCTCCGGCGTCGTTCAGGGACGTGACGTAGTCGCGGGTGACGTACCCGTACTCGGCGATGGAGTCGACGGCGTTGTAGGTCACGGACCCGCCCGCATAGGTCAGGTTCACCTGGTTGACGATGTCGTCGAACCGTTCGGTGGTCACGCCGGACTGTGAAGCGATGCGGTCCGCAGGGATCGTCACCGGGGTGCCAAGGCTGGCGCCCTGCCTGCGGGTCGAGTCTGCGTAGCCGACCCGTCCGTCGCCGGTCTCGTAGATCACGCCGCCGGCCGAGAACATTGTGTTCGCCAGCGCCGACAGGGTCGGGGTGGGGACCTGTGTCAGCGCGGCGATGTCGTACAGGCCGGCGTCGATGATGGACGGGTCGATGCCGTAGTCGTCCCAGGTCAGCGCGGCTGGCACGTCGGCCCAGGTCTGAGTGAGGGGCTGTTCGGCCCACTGCTCGGCCAGGGCTGACTCGAGGAGCGTCTCGATGCGTGCGCCGTCGAGCTGCACGGCGAGCGTGTCGTCCTGGTCGCGCCTTCCGGCCTTGGCGAGGGGGCCGAAGCAGTCGATGGACAGGACGGTGCCGATGTTCGGGTCCAGGGAGCCTGCGATCGCGTGAACCTTGCCAGCAAACAGGCGGGCGGTGCCTCCTGCGTCGAGGGCGACGTCGACGGTCGCGCTGTCGCCGATGGCCGGCCTGGTCGACGGGTCTAGAAGCACGATGCGGGCAGAGCCGGCCTGGAGGCCTTCCCAGTAGGAGCGGCGGCCACGCTGAATGAACACCGAGTCGATGGCTTCGGCTGTGTGGTCGACGCCGTCGATGGTGACGGTCACGGCTCGGGGCCAGCCCATTACTGGGTGCTCGCTGAGCCGATGCCGGCCCTGCGGCCCTGTGCGTCGAGCCGCTCAAGTTCACGGAACACCTGGTAGGGCGACCCGACGATGCCGTTCACCACGATCTGTCGGTTCGGGCCGGTGGTCGGCACGTTGCCTCGAGGACGCTGGCCGACAGGCGCGGTCCGCGTGGCTTCGACAGCTGCTGCTTGCGCTGCGGATGCTGCACGCTCGCGTTCGACCTCAGTCGAACCGCCAGCCGACAGGGCGACCAGCAGCGCACCGCCGGTTGAGAACAGGAACTTGGCCGCGCCCTGGACTGCTGCGAACGCCTTGAGGGCGGCGTTTAGGGTGACGATGGCAGCTGCCAGCTGCGTGATGCTTGTGGCAACTCGAATGATTTCTTCGGGGTCAGCAGCAAGCAACTCGCCGAGGAACGCTTTGATCTCGGGCAGCAGTTCCTGGACCACGGGCAGCAGCTGCTCGCCGAGTTCGGCGCGGAAGTTCTCGAACTCGGCCTGTAGCACGCGCTGGGAGTTGGCGAGCCCGTCCGAGGTTCGGGCGAAGTCGCCCTGCTGCAGGGTTGTCTGAGCGAGGATTTCTGAGTAAGCGGCGAGTGTCCGCTGCTGCGGTGTAAGGGCCTCGTCTGTGGTCTCGATGATGCCCTCGGCCAAGGCACGGTTCTTGAGCGTGGCAGCGTCGAGGAGCACGCCGTACTGCCGGATGGGCTCGGACTCGCCACGGAGTGCCGCTCCGAGGGCTGTGATGGCCGTGTCGACGTCGGTGTTATTGAACGATGCGAGGTCGCCGGCGAGCGTGACCAGGCTGGTCGTGAAATCGACGAGGTCGTCGTCGGCGAGGCCTGCGGACGTGCCGAAGATGCCGAATGTCTGTGCGGCGCTTAGGGCCTGCTGGCGTGACTGGCCGAGGGCCTGCGCCGCGTTGCGTGCGAACGTGTCGAGCTGACGGGCTGCTCGGGGTCCGAACACTTGCTCGATAGCGGCGCCGGTCTCCTCGAGGTCGGACGCTGCCTCGATTGCGGATACGGCTACACCGCCGATGGCGCCGATGACGCCCAGCGCCACCTTGGAGGCCTGCTCGACACCCTTGGAAAACTTCTGGAAGTCCGACTGGGCCTTGCCCATGCCTTTACCGAACTCTGAGACGTCGGCGAGCAGGCTGAGCTTGAGGGTGCGGAGGGTCTGCGATGCCATCAGGGCTTCCCCCAGGTGTCGGCGACCTTCTGTGCGCCGTCGATCCAGCGGCGCAGGATGTTCGGCTGGAGCCGCTTGAGGCGTGGGAAGAGCCACCAGCCGCGGTTGCCACGACCTTCACGGGGCGACCGTGGCGGGCCCTGGAGTCCGCCCCGAGCTCCGGCGCGACGCTGCGCCTGGTTGCGGAACCGGTCCCGCTGCCGCTCCGGCGGTGAACCGAACTCGGACAGGAACAGGATGGACCCTGCGGCGACCCTGCGGCCGTCCGACGTCGTGTAGCGCTTGGCACCGCCGAGCGTGACCGCCGGGGTCCGGTCGCGGGCGACCCGAGCCGACTGCGCGACAAACGAGGCCTGCTGCGGATACCAGCGGGTGCCTCGGGCGGCGTTGCGGAACTCGCCGACCAAGTCCGACGCGATGTCGCGCGACAGGTCCCGCAGGTCCTTGTTCGCCTGCTTGTCCATGCGTGAGAAGGCCCTCAGGATGGCCTGTATGTCCTTGTCTTCCATACGCACTGTGACCTTGCCACCCTGGTTCTTGGCGGTCGCAGCGGGCATCTCAGGGCCTCCTGTGGGCCTCCTGAATGGCCTGCTCGGCGGTGAGCAGGTCGGCCAGGTCGTTCCAGTCGTTCGGTGCGGTGCCGGTAGCGATGGCGACGTCTATGCGGCGTCGGCCGACGCTGCCGGCGGGGTAGGGCGCGGCAGGTCGCCCTGCCGGAACTGCGGGAAGCCGGTCAGCGACCGGTTCCACGACGGCAGGTCGCCGCTGTGAACACCGGTGCGCTTCGCAGCCTCGTAGGCGAGGTACGCCACGTCCTTGATGCCAGGGGGGTTCTTCTCGTCCCCGAACGTCACGAACGAACGTCCGGCCCAGCTCTCCCAGCCGATCCAGTCCGCGAGCTCGAGCTCGAGGACCAGGCTGCCACGGTCGCGGTGCTCCACCTCGACCCAGGTGCCGGTTGCCATGTTCTCTCCTTATGCGGTTATCAGGCGGCGACGATGGTGGGCGTCTGGTTCCGGTCGCCGGTGAGGGTGAACGAGATCTGCGAGGCGTTCGGGCCCTCGCCGGACATGGGCGGGACCTCGGGGAACACCTTGCCGGTGATGGTCGTGTCGGCGTTCGGACCGTCGGCCACGAGCGTGAACGTGAGCGACGTGTCGGGAGCCGACAGGGCAGCCGTCGACAGGGCGTCGCACAGGCCGTTCGTCGTTCCCCAGTCCGAGTACATGGTCACGTCGAGCGAGTACTCGAACGTGAGCGTCTTGTACACGGGGCCGTCGAGGGTCTCGAGGACCTCACGGTTCGGCGTGTAGGTGAACGTGGTGCTGATGGTCTGGGCATCGAACGCGTCCGAGTCGATCGTCAGCGTCAGGTCCTGCCCGGTGAGGACGGTTGCCATGGACGTGCTCCTTAGGATGGTGTGGCGAGGGTAGTGACCTGTACGTCCGATACGAGAAGGTCAGATGGGCCGATGGTCTCGACCGATGGGGGTGATACGTCGCCGACCTCCCAGCCGCGGGGCAGGTTGTCGAGGACGGCGAATACGAGTTCCTCGAGCTGGTCGAGGGAACCTTGGTTGTCCAGGTTGGCGACGATGCACGTCAGCCGGAACGTGACCTGAACCTGCGGGCTGGCGGGCCGGCCGATGGTGATGGGCGCGATCCACGGATTACCTGGAACGATGACGACGGTCGGCGGGATCACCACGGGCGGTGGGAACGCCGACGTGGAGTAGTCGATGCCAGCATCCGTCAGGGCGGTGGCAAGGGTGGTCCGCAGGGTCTTGAGGTTCATCCGACCATCGTGCCTACGTCGAGGTGCGGTGCGAGGAGCCCCTGGACGCGGCCGATGAGGGACCGGCCGAGCCGGAACGGTCCAGGCTGAAAGTCGACACCCTGGATGACGCCGCCAGGAGCGACGCGCGCCTGCCAGATTTCTACGGCGAGCATCATGCACGCCTCGAGGATGAGCGGGTCGGTCTCGTAGACGTCGGCTGAGCCGGCGTCGATGACGGTTCCGGAAGGAATGACCGCTTGGACCTCCTCAACGGTCGCTTGTCCGGTCTTGTTGAACGTGAACGTGTTGTACAGCTCCTGAGCGTTGCTGTACGAGTATGGCCACAGGGTCGGCCAGGGCCACAGCGGTCGGGGCGGCACGTCGGCGGTGTAGCCGATGGACAGGACCGTGTGGTTACCGTTGAAGCCGGACGGAAGGCCGCTGATCGTGACGTTCTGACCGACGTACAGCCGGTGGAAGCCGACAGTGCGTGCCTTGACCGTCTGACCGTCTTCGCAGCACATCTGGTCGATGGGGTAGGCGTACCGGCTGAGCATGGACAGCACGAGGTTCGTCGCTGCGGTGGCAGCCTGCTCGAGCTGCGCGTCAGGGTAGAGGTCCCCGACGCCGAGGACCGTCTTGAGTTCGTCTGTGTCGACGTAGTTTGGCATGACGGTCTCCCGTGGGCCC